ATTTTAATTTTATGCTCTGGTTACCAAAAAAATAATTCAAAATTTGTGAGCATAATTTTTTTTTATTTTTAAGAAAAAGTATTTAGGCATTTTTTTTGTTCTATAATTATAGAACAATTTTATGGAAAAAAATGCCGAAGAATTTTATTGTGAAAAGTGTAACTTTATATGCTGCAAAAAAAGTAACTATGATAAACACGTTTTGACACTGAAACACAAAAATAGAACAAATTTGAACATTTTAGAACAAAATAAAAATACTATATTTAATTGTAAATATTGTAATAAGACGTATTCTGCTCGTAATAGTTTATGGTATCATGAAAAAAAATGCAAACCATCGGCATTAAATGCCGAAAAAAATGCCGAAAAAGAGTACAAAAATTTAAATGAAAAAGAATTAATTATGAAGCTTTTACAACAGAATAATCAGTTACAAAATCAACTTATTGAAATATGTAAAGAAAAATCAGTAAATATACATAATAATAATTCACATAACAAAACTTTTAATTTAAATATGTTTTTAAATGAAACATGTAAAAATGCAATGAATATTACTGATTTTGTAGATTCTCTCCAATTGCAACTTAGTGACTTAGAAAATGTTGGAGATGTTGGCTATATCGAAGGAATTTCTAATATCATTATAAAGAAATTAAATACATTGGATATAACAGAGAGACCGATTCATTGCACTGATAAAAAAAGAGAGACCATGTATATAAAAGATGAGGATAAATGGGAAAAGGAAGATGAAAATAAAGCAAAATTACATAAATTGGTAAAGAAGATATCCAACAAAAATATAAATCTTATTTCAGAATTTCAAAAAATGCATCCAGAATATAGAAAATGTTCTTCCAGAGTCTCTGACCAATATAATAAGATTGTTATAGAGTCAATGGGAGGAAAAGGTGATAATGAATATGAAAAAGAAGAGAAAATTATTAAAAAAATAGCTAAAGAAGTTTTTGTAGATAAAAATTAAACTAAATTGATTATTAAATTTTAATAATAATCAATAAATACCTATATAAATTATTCTTCTTCTAGCATTTTTGTATGGAATAAATCATTTAATACTTCATCTATTAATGTAACTAAATTATTTTTACAAAGTGTCAATGTCACGCCATGCGTCATTGCTAATGCAAGTTGCATTTTAACAAAATTATCACTAGGTTGAATACCTAAATCTACTAACTCTTTCTTACTTAAATATTCTTTAATTTTGGACAAAAATTTATATAAATGAATTTGATTTACATTTTTTTTATTGTTTATACCATCTTTAAATATTTCGATACCTATATTAACAATAGATTCATAATATTTTTCTGGAATATTTTTAATAATATTTGGGTCTTTTAAAATAACAGAATTTAATAATAGAATAATAGTTTCCCTTGGAGGTCTTTCAAATAATTGTGTCAATAAATCAAAAAGAGCCTCTTTATAAACATTATCAATTTCAAAAATAATACCAAAATCTATTAGACCAATTTTATGCGGATATTTTTCATCAGATTTATCTTTAATAAACAATATATTACCACTATGCAAATCGCCATGTGCCACACCATGTACAATAGTAGAAACCAATCCAAACTTTAATACTTGCTTTGAAAAATCTTCGTAATCTTCATTCTTCAATTGATTTATTTTTAAACCATCTATGTATTCCATCATAATAAAATTTGGATATTTTTCTGTTAATTCTTTATAAACTTCAGGTATTTTAACATATTTTAAATTTATACAATTGTTTTTAACCTTTATTATATTTTCAACTTCCTTTTTAAAATTAGTTTGATGTCTAATCATTTCAATATTTTTATTAATAATGTTTGCAACCTGATACTTATGAAAAAAAGGTATATAAGATAAAAAATACAAAAGCATCTTTAAATTTTCAATAGCATTATTTAATTTCATATCAATATCTTTTCTTTTCATTTTAAGGATTACAGGTGAACCATCATTCTTTATATAAACTTTGAAAACAATAGAAATCATTCCAGAATTAATTGGTCCATCTTTCAAATATAATCCATAATAATCTAATAATTCATTTAAATCATTTATTCTTAAATCATCATAATTCCATGGTGCATTATCTGTAAATTTCAAAAGCTCATTATTTGTTTTTTCATCAATCAAGTTATTATTGGAAGCAATAGCTTGAAACACTTTTACATATAATATATTTATACTAGCCAATTTTGTTGCAATTCTTTGAACATAACTGGACCAATCATTAAAAAATAAATAAATAATTGACTCTGAACCTATAATCCAAAATATATTACTAATAGACCAAAATTCTCTAAATATATTATTCATATTATCCATATTTATATACTATTGCAAGTTTTCTATAAATTGTTTTACCCTTTTAAATATTTTATTTAAAATAACACCTAACATTTTTTGAACAAAATCCGGAGGAGTTCTTCGTTTTTTATTAAAATTTGCTTCAAATTTAAAATTAATTTTATGTGGAGACTCAATATGACAAACGCATTCAAGATTATCAATAGACAATAATTCAGCAGTTTCAGGTATTCCTTCTGGCCTATGTGAAAGTATAGATTTTGATATAAAAGTAACCTTATTTTCTTCAACTTTTTTTATCATATGTACACATGAATATTTTTGTGGTAATCCAATATCTTCAAACAAATGTTTTAAAAGAAGTGTCACAACAGCTTCATTTTCATTCAATTTTTCAATTGACGACTTAATATAAATATCAGGGTTTAAATCATAGATTAATTTCATAATCCCAAAATCAATAATTTTATCTAATAAAATATTGTTATTTGTCATACTCAAATTAATTTCATAATGATGTTCACTTTTACGTGTAAATATAAAACCATCCTTGTTAAATAAAATAATAGGTTCAGAATTTTCCATTTGTTATTATAATAATAAATAATAAATGAAATATTTAAACGATTTTTAATATAATGCATGTTTATACATTTTTAAAGCTTTTTCTTTCTGTTCTTCGTAAATACATATAGGTTTTGGATATTTACAATTTTTATTATTTGACCATTCAGTATCCCAATTTAAAATAATCTTGTTATCAATATCCTTCAATTCAGGTATCCATTTTTTAATATAGCTGCATTCAGGGTCATATTCCTGAGTTTGCCTCCAAGGATTGAACACGCGAAAATAAGGCTGTGAATCTGCACCTGTTCCTGCAGTCCATTGCCAATTTCCATTATTACTCGCCACATCATAATCAGTTAATTTTTTTGCAAAATATTTCTCTCCATATCGCCAATCTATTAATAATGTTTTTATTAGAAAAGAAGAAACAATAAGACGAGCACGATTATGCATATACCCAGACTGATTTAGCTCACGCATTGCTGCATCCACTATAGGGAACCCAGTAGTTCCATCACACCACATTTTGAACCATCTCACATTATGATGCCAGTTAATTTTATTATAGTTCGTCTTCATTGCGTGACCTAATACGTGCGGATAAAAGAATAAAACCTGGGCATAAAAATCTCTCCAAATAAGCTGCCTAATGAAGTCGTGTTTTGACCTGAATGTCTTGTAAACTTCTCTTATGGAAACGCAGCCAAATTTTATATATGCACTCAGCTGGCTAGTGGGCTTGGACAAGTCATTATGAGTTTTTGAATAATTATGAATATTTTTGGCAGCAATATGTAGTTGTTTTATGGCATTTTCTCGGCCTCCATGTACTAAAATATCGGGATTCTTACTGCCAACAAATTGACGAAAAGCCTGATCCAACGAAATTTTGCCTACAATATGTATCTCCGATTTTCTAAGATATAATTTGCTGACTTTTAATGGCTCATCCACTTTCTTTTTCATGCAAGTGTTATAATAGGGTGTAAATTTTTGGTATGCATTTCCAGTGCCATTTAATATAGTTCCAGGTTCGTGTAAATAATAGTCGTGTGCATAAGTCACATATGTCTTCATATGCTGACATAATTTAATTATTTTATCGTCGCGCTCCCTTGCATAAGGCGTGATATCAATATTGAAACAAACAATGTCAATTTTCCAAGCTTTTATGCATTCAGACACAATTTTATCATTGTTACCATAAAATGTTATTAATTTACCTCCACTTTTTTGAATTTGAGAAGATAAATCCGCTAGAGATTCAATCATGAATTGAACAGCATTTTTTGATTTATATGAATTTATAGAGCTTACTTGTTCGGGGGTAAAAATAAAAATTGTGTAGATATTTTTGCAATGATTATTAAGAACATGCAAACCGATATTATCAATAATTCGTAAATCTCGTCTAAATATAAATAATCCATTCTCATATTTTTCAACTGGCATTCTTATATTTTTATATAATATATTAAATATATATAAAAAGTAATTCAATTATAAATAAAATAAAACATGAGCTATGAAGGTTTACTTTTACAAACTTTGGCAAATAATAATTCGTCTAGTTCTATGTATTACAATATTGCATTGGGATATAAAAAATACAAGTTTGAAAATAATTTGATTACTATTAATCGAAGAAATAGTTTTGAAACAAAAATAACCCCTGAATATATTATTTTCAATATTGCAAATAATTATGGAGCAATATTAGATACAATAAAACATTTTGTCTCTCCATTACAATTAAATTTTTCAATAGGTGATATTGAAATTTTTAAAATACCATTATCATTTTTATGGAATTTAAAAGAACCAGAAATAATAAATTATAAATTATATTTATCAATTCCGTTTTCTTTATTTTTTGGAGATATTCATTTATGTGGATTAGAAATGCAAAATATTACTTTCAATTTAGTAAATAATAGAAATGAAAATATGATCAACTATATAACAGGTTATCACTTACTTTGCAAGACATTTTTGACGCCTTCAAGTGATGAAAATCTATATACAGATTTAAGTTATAATATTATTCAACAACTATCATCTGTTAATGTAAAAGTAAATATGGAAAATCAAATAGTACAAAGTAATGAATTCAGAATTAGAACAAATATGTTTAGGGGATTTATAAAAGGATTTTTTATAGAAGCCAATTCAATAAAAGATTTAGATGAAATACTATTTTATATAAATGACAGCTTAAGAATTGACTATGATAAATATATGATTGAAAATATATGTGTTAAAATAAACTCGCGTATGATTTATATTCCATTTAATAATGATATTGCATATTATAATAGAGAATATAATTCTTATATAGGTTCTATAAATATAGACAGAATTGATAATAGTTTTTTTAATTTAAAATTTTTGACTCCAAGAAATCAAGTTTGCATTTATGCATTTACAATGAATATTTATAACCAAATGCAAATGGTCGGTTCCATTCAAGTTACATATCCTATGCAGCACTTAGTACAAGATTTCAGTTATCACACACTTACACCTATTGAAGATTTGTTGCGTCAAAATAGGATTGAAAGTTATTCAAATTCAACAATTTCAAATAGTCAAGACTCTAATAGAAGAATAATTGATGAAAGTCATAGTATAAATAATGTTGCCGTAGGTTATACAAGTAACACATTGAATCGTTTTATTGAAAATGAAGAGAGAAATATATGTCACATTTCTCAATTACCCATAGAAGAAAACCAGCGTTATATGTTATGTAGAGGATGTTTAAATTGTTACAATGAAATGGACTTGATACAATGGTTTCAGAGTTTAAATAATAATAATCAATTTCGTTCTTGTCCAACATGTCGCGAAATGTGGCGTGATTATAATGTATATATTAATTCACTAGAAGAAGATATTATTGAAGGAAATATAATTCTAACTAATATTTCTTAATAATTAATTTGTTTAAGTCCAGTCCAAAAATCATTATCATTTTTCTTTACTTTTTCCGCTTGTTGTGCATAATAAAATGCTAATGCTGCAGATTCTTCATCTTTCTGTTTATCTTGATGGTATAATTTACGCATAGCCTCCTCTTTACTTAATGGTACAATATTTGAGTTGTCGCGATGTCTTTTGTATTCATCTATCGAGTTAAATTTTGGTGTCTTCATATAATCTTCCTCTGTCACTGGAATTACTGATTCAACATAAGCCTGACGTAAATCAGTATAACCCATTCCATCATCGCTGAAGATAGAACCTGACGTAAAATTGCTGTCATATGCCATTAATGATGAGCCTCCTAGACCATGTGCTATTAGTTCATTTACACCTGTATATGTTGTCATGGTTTGCACTTGCTTCTTTCTTTTTTCCATTTCAGCAGCCATTTTTTCTTTAGTTACACCAGTAGGAGTAAATACAATATCATCATCAGATTTTAACCAAGAACCATAACCTGTTTCCACAGGGTCTTCCAAGCGATGTTTTTCAAATTGTTGGTTAAACCATTGATTAAAATTCTTAGGATCCTTTAAATTCTTATTAGTTTCAAACATTTTGTCAAGTATCTCACCATTATTTGTTTCATAATATTCATTTTTATCTTGAGATTTTTTGGAAGTAGTTTTGTTTTGAAATTCATAGATACCTAGCAATTTTTTATAAGCTTGACTAAAGAATATAAAATATTTTTCATCAATGCGAGCTTTATCAGGATGCGTTTTTAAAACTAATTTTTTACATTCTTTCATAATATCTTCGCTTAATGTAATGGAAGTATTAAGTCCAAAAAGTTTATAAAGCTCAGGTCTTGAATAGTTGTCAATATTTAAGTCTAGTTGATTATAAGAAGACGAGTCATAAGTTACATTTTCTCTCTTTGTTTCGTTTACAAAAGGATTTACATTTGCAAAAGGATTCTCTTTGTATCCATTATTTGTTTCTTTTATTTTGATTCCACCTTTTTTACAATTGGTCATAGATACGTTTGAAATTGGTCTATTGTTTGTTTGCCTCATTTATTTAAATAAAATATTATTTGTTTAAATAAAAATATAATAAATATTCTGTAAATTTAAAAAATATTTATATTAAAATAAAAATATTGGTTAAATATAAATGTCTGGAATACAAACACAACAACCTCAAACGCAATATTCAGGATTAGTTTATAAATATATAGACCCTGAAAAACCTTCTGATCCTCCTATGTATTATCTTGTTACCACAGAACAAACACCAGGCGGTGCTCTTAACGAAGAATGTATTTTTGGTTGTTATTCATTAATTAATTTAGACAATGGAAATATAGAAAGAGTATCTAGAGATACATTGTTAGCTACACAATATTGGGATAGTACAAAACCAAAATGGTTTCATCGTGTTGAAGGAGAAGAAGCAATAAATAAATTGAATCAATTTATTAATAGTAAATTTAATACAACATCTGGTAATATATATGGTTCATCAAAAATTATTAATCAAACAGATATGACAACAGATGGTAAAATATGTAGTAAAAAAAATTTTAAAATTAAAACAGCTGATTTTCCTGCGTGTAATAAAAATTACATAGCTCCTGCTGCAGGAGGAAGAAAAACAAGAAGAAAAAAACGTAAATCTATTAGAAAAAGAGGAAAAAAATCTAGAAAATAATTATTTATATAATATTGAATATATATTTTATATTATATAAATTCTAATCCATTATGGTTAGATATCTAATGAAATAGTATTGCTAGCAGACTTCTTACGACGTCCACTGCGCTTAGGCATATTACCTTCAGATTGCATTTCTTTTAAGTCACTAATACTAATAGTACTACTATCATTTGCAGATGCTTGTTGTGTAGATTCCTGAATATTAATAGTCTTAGTCTTGAGTCCAGAGAGAATATCACTAATATCACTAGGACCCTTCATTTCAGGACGTCCAGAAGGTCTCTTACTAGTTCTATCTTGCACATCTGGTCTTTCAAAATTCTCTCTAAGGCTGATACCATCATCTACTAAATTGCTCTTACTAAAATTTAAATCAGGCCTTCCATAGTTATTATTGCCCGGTCTTCCAACAGGTGGTGGAACTGAGTTAGGGCCTTGTGTCGCCATTGGTGGTGGAGGTCCACGACCACCAGGTACTTGAGGCTCAGGATTCATGAAATTACCCATAAATCCTCCAAATCCAGGATTGTTCTGTGACATAGAATTAACCGCTGCATTTTGAAAAGAGCGCATCAAATCAGGATTTTGACGCAATATGTCATCCACTCCAGGCATAGCACTCTTGAACATAGTATTACTCATGTGAACCATCATAGCACTTCCACCTAGCTGGAAAAGAAGCTTCAATTCAGGTGCCATACTAGCTTTGCTCTTGTATTTCTCATGTAATTCACCAAAAATCTCATCATAATCACCTATATTTTCTTCAAATTGAGAACTCCATCCGTCCAATTTAATGTCAAAAGGATCAAATTTACCATTCAAAAACTCAATTCCATTAATAACAGCCATTAGCATATTTCCTTGAAATTTGATAGAGTTTTGTTTTGTTTTCTCTTCCATAATGGTCTCATATTCACCCTGCATTTCTTGTAAAGAAGAATCCATATTGTATTTCTTGGATAATTCTACACCTTTTTTCTCAAGAGCCTCCAATTTTCTTAAATATTTGAACTTCTCTCGGAGTAACTCTTCTTTGGTCATTTTTGGCTCCATTGGAATAGATGCATCAGGATTCATAGGAATATTATTGAATTTTCCGAAACCATCCCAAGTCTTAGTATCATTGTCAGTTTGTGCAGTAGATTGTCCGATACTTGGTTCACTATCACTAAACTTTACAGATGGTTTTTCATCAAAAATACTACTTGGGGAGGAAAATAAATCTGATTTAGGTTTAAAACTATTAGCTGGTATATCTTCAACTAGATTATTTAATTCATTTTCTAAATTATTTAAATCTTCTAATTCAATATCACTACTTGGTTTGCCACTTTCCTTAACTTTGTCATTCATGAGTAATTCAAGTCCTCCACCAAAATTAGAAGAGCTACTACCAAAACCATTACTATTGAGGTCTAAATCAGTAATTTCCATAATGTCTTCCATTATATCTATTGATTAACTAGAATAGATATTTTTAAGTCATACGAATTATAAAATATATTATTCCATCTTTAAAAAATATGGAGCAAAATAATAATAATGAAAAAACTAAGTTGATTGAATGATGGTATTATTTTGACTCTATCTTTTCCAAAATGTGGATATAGTAGATGCCTTGCAAAAAAGAATCGGCTAAATCATCTTTCTTTTTATGTTTATTAAAATAATCAACATGTTCATTAAATCTAAAATCGTCGGTAATTTTCTCTAAACATTTTGCTATTCCCAACTTTTTTCTATCACTATATTTTGCTTTATCTTTTGCATCACAATCCTTAAGCTTATTTGCAGCCGATATGAATTCAATATGGTCTACTTGCAATCCACTCATAACAAAATATTGCACTATCATTCCTTGAATGGTCTTCATTCTGGTGGCAATAGGACTAATTTGATTTTCAATAATGACATAATCTATTTTGCCTTCATTTTGAAATAATTTATTAAAATGTATCTTGATATTAAGACCAATTCTAAATAAGTTCACATCTGCAGCACGTTTACTTTCAATACTTTCAAAATAGTGTCCCTTAATATATTCGTTGATTAATTTTGCTAAATCAGCCTTTTTAACTTTTGGTTCATATACAATTTTGTGAGCATCTGCAATCTCATAAAGTTTCTGAATTTTCTGTTTATTAATGAAAATAGATTTTTGTTCAGAGCTAGGTATTTGCAAAGGCTGTTTTTTAGAATGTTTTAAGCAATAGTATTCATCATCTTTCATAAATTTTGCAGGTTTTTCACATAGTTTACAATTGTGTGTTTCTTCTTCAGATATATTAATAGTATCCCATTTTGTGACGATAAAATAGTCAGAATTAGTTTTTTTTTCAAATAAACAAAATGCTAAATTTTTAATACCGACGTCGATAGATAGAACTTTCATATAATAATAAAGTATATAAACTTATTATTATATTTTTTTAATGTATTTATTATTTAAAATATTATTTTTTTTTATTTATGATTAAATATATACCAATTATTGTTAAAAATATTCCAAAAATTTGAGTATATGTATATTTTTCTTTAAATATAAAAACACCAACACCCATTAATAATATAACAGCTATAACTTTATTTAATAATCCATTGATTAATGGTGTATTATAATGTTTGTCCATATGAATCAAAACAGCGGAAGAGGATACTGTAATAAAAGCAATAAGTATAAAACACACTACTTGCATAATTGTCAAGTTTTGTACCTTATCTATTAATTTGTCAATTGAGCTATTGTCAAATATTATTTTATAAAATAAAAATAAAAACACGAATAGTCCAATAAAAAATGTATTGATAAATAAATATTCATGACTTTCAAGACTTTCCAAAATATGTTTACGAAAATATGGGTTTAATGTCTTTAATAACATGGTAATACCTAACAACAAATACATATATAAATTATACTATATTATATATTTAATTTGGAATATTAGAGTCTTTGATGTGAGCTGATACTAGACGCGCATTCAATTGCTCACTTGATAAATATGGATTTTTTAAATCTGAATTGCAGTAACCATAACCAGGTTTGCTTGTATCAAAAGTGTTTCTAAATGTGAATGGAACATTAGAAGAAGGTGTTCTATCAGATTGCACATGAGGGTCAAGACCTAAATCGTAGCAAGCTTCTTTAGAATTATATTGAATAATTTGAAGTCCATTCTTTTGCAAATACTGACGATATTGCCAATTATTTTGGATACCCTCTTGTCTTTGAATTCTCTCATTAACCACTGCATCAGGTTGCCATGATGCATAGTTACGACCATCAGCCATTATTGGAGGAAAATTAAAGTCAATATTATTACTTGCAGAATAACATGTAGCCCAAGACATTTATATACTTACAAGATAAAATCTTTATTCAATTCCAAGCAATTTAAATAATTCTGGCTTCTTTAATTTTGAGGCATCAGAGACTAATCCTTTTTCTACAACAACATTTTTAAGCTTCTGAAGAGAGAGCTTCTTGTAATCAACTGATTCTTCGCTTTCATTATCTTCTAAATCAATGTTAATAGTTTTTAATTTATTTTTATCAATTACTTCGTTTTCTAAAATAGGCTGTAACTCTTCTTCAAATACATCTTCACCTAAGTATTCAACAGCCTCATTTTGATCTAATTCAAGAGCCTCATGTTGATCTAATTCTATTTGTTCTTCTTCTTGTTCTCTGCTAATTTTTAATACTTTTACATTAATGTTTTTTTCATCATCATCATCATCAGAATCAGAATCAGTGTCTACATCTTCATCCGTTACTTCGTCATCCATTACTTCGTCATCCGTTACTTCGTCATCCATTACTTCGTCATCCATTACTTCATCATCCATTACTTCGTCATCCATTTCATTATCGCTATCATCTTCATCATCAGAAACCTCAATCAATTGTCCACCATCTTGCATAGAAAAAGGTCTAATATTTTCTTCTAAAGTAGGTCCTTTGAATTCATTATTTACAATATGATTTACTGCAAATTTCATTTCATTCATATCTCCTACTAAAGTATGCACAATACTAAACATAGACTCAATTTTGTGATTTTGTTCTCGTGATTTGCTTTCAAAATAGACAACTAAGAGTGCTACTAAAAGAACCATGATTCCTAAATACATTAAAAAAGATGGGCTAAATAAATCTATCAAAGACATTATATTACAAAGAGAGTATATAAATTAATTCATGAATTAACGAATAAATTTATATTCAAATATTTTTTATTCAATTGGATTCTGCAAAGGTTCTATCTATAATTTCTTTTGGATAATTCAAATTGGTTAAAACATTAATTCCTCCCTTAACTTCTGAAATACCTGGACCTATTTTATATGTATAAATAATACGTTTATTATCTTTATCTATATCAGTAATCATCTTGAAGTTCTTAATAGTTTTAATATTGTCTAATTGATGACACACTTTTACAAAATGTGTTGTGAGTAAACTAGTTACTGCCTTATATTTCTGTAGATAAAGCATGAAAGAAGTAGCGCTAGTTTCAGCTTCTTCCGGATTTGTTCCTGAATAAAGTTCATCAAATACACAAAAATGTGTTTCCTTAGGATTATCATTAATGCAATCAAGTATTTCTTTGCAACGTCTCGCTTCAGCTTGGAATAAGCTATCGCGTCCAGAAGTGTCAGGTATATTTAAATAGCAATGTATATTGTAAAAAGGAGATAATTTTGCAGAATCATAGAAACCACAACCAAATTGTTGAGTAAATATTATATTAATTAAAGTGGATTTTAGAATAGTTGTTTTACCTGATGCATTTGGTCCAGTTATAATTAGATTTTTATTTAACTTTATAGTATTTTTAACTGGTTTAGACCCATCTTTGCTTAAACATGCATAATAGCTATTTTTAAATGAATTTTTCTTAGAGCCAGCCTTTGAAAATTTTGCAAAATTAATTTTTCTCTCTAAAATATTTTGTTTTAGACCTTCAATACAATCAATATATCCATTAAATCCGAGAGAATACAATATTGCTTCATTGTATGTTGTATCAGTATGTAATTCATAAAAATATTTAAAAATATTTCCAATTTCTTTGAATTTATATATATTGTATATGCTGTATTCAGAAATTCCTAATAGTTTATTTTTAATATTTTTAAGTATATCCATTTTATTTCTAACATTTGAATTAAATTCGCTATGTGATTCTAATTCTTTTGAAAAATTTAAAAAGTTTTCCATAGATGAAATAGTCTTATCTAAATAATCGCTAATATTTATAAAATGGTCATGTATTTTTTTCATGTTACTATTAAATTTCACACATACCATTACATTTTGATAAATGGAAAACAAATAAAATCCAGCTGATATAAAAATATAAAGTTTTTCTTGTGCAGTAATTTCTGAAAAATCTGTAGTAAAAATCTTACCAATAGCATTTGTTTGTGCAACTGCCTTTAACACTTCAATATATTCATTAATTGTCAAGTTTAAACCACGACTTCTTATAATAACAAATGGAATAATAAGAATAAAAATGGGCATCATGAGAGAAATAAGAGGTGATAATAAATTATAAATGCTGATAAACTGCATAAAAATTTCAGATTTATTAAGAAATTCTAGGATTTCCCAATCTACATAGTAATATTTATCTCTAAAACCAGTATCTAATTTTATTTCATTCCATATGTCTATAATAGTTGAATAGTTTTGAACATTTTTACTATATTTGATAGGAATGGGTGTATATTCCTTAATAAGCATTTGATTGTCTTTTAAATAATCAATATCAGTTGTATGATATTTTACAATTTGTTCAGTTACTTTTTTAGAGATATCATTATCAGTATTTAAAAAAAAAGAATAAATCGGATTGCTTGAGGAGTCAATCGTTTTTACTAATTCTAAATCAGTTGCTATATTTTCTTTCAAGTCAATCTTGTCTTTATTGTAAAAAATTGGTGGTTTGAAATGATCATTTATTTGCTCAACAATGCTTACAATCTTATTATTTTTTAAATCTTCTTCTTCATTTTTGTATCTACTAAATAAATTCATTATATGTATTAAGAGAAATATAATGAATTTATTTTACGTATTTTTTTTAAATTTTTGAATATTTATAAATTATTCTCAATATCGTTGATTTCATTATCATTGATTGGATTTTCAATATATCGTATTAGATTCTCAATATTTTCATGTACTGACATGTGACCATTTTTAATGACCCTTACATTTATATTTCTATTTTTATAAGCATAATGAATTCGCATACTTAGAGCAATAACATCCAATGCAAATAAAGGTCCATAATTAATAATAAGAGACTTATTATTTACTTTTATTGAATAACTAAATGCAAATGTAGTTGCAATAAGTAATACAACTTTTTCAATAACATTATAACAATTTGAATTTTTATTTATAAAATTAGCATAAAACTCTGGAATATAACAAACAAAAAATAAAACAGATGCAATATTCATTAGATAATCGTCAGACATATTAATATATTTATTATTTTATATTTATATTATTTATAGTAGTTATATTAAACAACCGAAGTTAAAAATCCTAGTTCAGAAGGTAATTCATTAATTTGTGTCGAATAATGCTGTTCAATTTCTTTCAACTTTGTAACATCGCGTCTAGTAATAAAATTTATTCCAACCCCTTTTCTACCCCATCTACCGCTGCGTCCAATTCTATGTAAATAAGTATGAACATCCTTGGTCAAATCAAAATTGATAACCACACTAACCTGCTGAATATCAATACCTCGTGCAGTAACATTAGATGAAATAAGAACTCGTGATTTACCAGACCTAAAATCATTAAACGCACCTTCTCTCTCTGGTCTATCCATATTACTATGTATGCGACACACAGGAAATTCATCTTCTATCATTGCTTCAAATAAATCTTGAACACGATTAATACTATTACAATAAATAATACATTGTGAAACAGACAAGAATGAAAATAGATTTTTAAGTGTTGCATATTTTTGTCGGTCATCATCAACAGCAACATAAAATTGGCGGATACCCTCAAGTGTTAGCATTTCGCGTTTTACACTAATTCTAACAGGATCCCTCATTATTTTTGAAATAATTGTATTAATTCCATCAGGCATTGTTGCACTAAAAAGTGCTACTTGAATTTCACTTCCAAAATATTGAAAAATATTATATACCTGCTCTTTGAATCCCGCAGATAACATTTCATCTGCCTCATCAAGAATGACAAGTTTAATTTTTTTAGATGAAATTTTATCACGACGCATCATATCAAAAACACGTCCAGGACACGCACAAATAACATGAGGTACATTTTTATTAGAAAAACTACTTATTTCCTCAATTATAGACCCACCATAAAGAGTTTGTACACGTAATCCCTCCATCATACCACCTAAACTCTCAAAAACTCTTGCTGTTTGAATAGTTAGTTCCTTTGTTGGAGATAAAACAAGTACTTGTGTAGTATTATCTGTTACATCCACATTTGCCAAAGCTCCTATAGTAAATGTGGCAGTTTTACCTGTTCCTGATTGCGCTTGAGCGACAATATCTTTTTTTAATATAAGAGGCTTAATAGCCTTTTGCTGAATAGGGCTAGGTTTTTCAAAACCATATGCATAAATACCTCTTAGCAATTTTGGGCTTATTTCTAAATCATCCCAAATATGTATTTCATACGAAGAATTTATTTCTTCTTCGCTTATCGCATTATTAACTTCTTCGTTAAGAACTGACATTATACTATAATATGACTTTATCTATTTAAGTTTATTTATTAATATTATTATTATATTAAAAAAATTGATATAAATAATAGAATGTATATTATAATATATATTAAAAATGACGACGTACTATACACTAAATGATATTAATAATATTATGTTTCAAGGATTTGATTTCAAACTTCCTGAAGATACATTAAAAATCATATCTGAGCTGGCATTACAAGTAGGGTCACCAGATTATGTAAAGACACCTGTATTTCAAAAGCGTGATAACCCAATGAAAGTTGAACCATTGCATGATTATTATGGTCCTGGAGAAAATAGGGTAAATAGTATGTCTTTCAAGAAGGGTAAAAGAAATAAATCACAAGAAATTATAAATGATGATGATTGGGAGGCATTAAGAACATTTCAAACGACAAAGATTGAAGAAAAGGTTGGTTTTGAATCTCAAATTGATGCAATCCGAGCTATATTGAATAAATTATCAGATAAAAATTACATTGATATGCGTAATAAAATTATAGATTTAATTGATAAATTGGTAGAAGAAAATATTACTATAGAAAATATGGAGCAATTAAGTTCATCCATTTTTGAAATTGCTTCTACAAATAGATTTTATTCAAAATTGTATGCTGACTTATATTCTGAGTTATCTACCAAATATGATACGATGATGTCTACTTTTGAGAATAAATTAACAGAGTTTACTGCTTTATTTAATAAAATTGAATATGTAGATGCAAAAGTTGATTATGACAAGTTTTGTGAAATTAATAAGATAAATGAGAAACGTAAATCATTGGCGGCATTTTATCTAAATTTAATGAGTAATGGTATCATACCACAAAAAACTATCATGCTAATTACTAGAAGCCTTCTAGCTCAGGTATATGCATTTATTTCACAAGAAAATAAAAAGAATGAGGTGGATGAATTGACAGAGACAATTGCTATTTTGTATAAAAAGGAACTTTACGAAGATGATGATGGAGATGATTATCAACTCATTGAAGGATTTACAATTAGTGAAATTATTGAAAAAATTGCAAATAGCAAAGCAAAGGATTATAAGAGTTTGACTAATAAGACTATATTCAAGCTTATGGATTTGATTGATATGTAATTATGCCTTTCTTAAACGTGGATTGTATTATATATTCTATTATTATTATTTAAATACATATATAATTATTTAAATAATGCAGCAAAATGAACAAGATAATATAATTTTTTCATTAAATGAAGATGAAAAAAATAATGGAAATGATTCAGAATTTGATATTAATGAAATATTGGAACAATTTGAAAATGCTAACGTAAATTCAGATTTCATGCTACCACATATTATTCATTATAGTGATAATTTCACAATAAAAGAATTGTTACTAATATGTGATTATTATGGCTTTGGTAAAGAATTAAAATCTAACAAGTGTAATAAAGATATAATAGTTCAATATCTTGTTGAATTTGAAAAAAATCCTTTAAATAATGTTATTGTTTCAAAAAGGCAAAATATGTGGTTCTATATTAACGAATTAAAAAATGATAAATTTATGAAGAAATATGTGTTATGGTAGAATTATTTATGTATTTATTTTGTATTAAATATAAAAATAATATAATAAAATATATATGGTATTATCAAAAATAAATAGTGACGTTAGTTATCCTGAATTAAAAAGTGTTGATGTAAGTGATTTAAAAATGGAAGCAAATTTATATCAACTAGAAATTAAAGATGTAGACGTTATCATAGCAGTAGGTAATGCAAAAAATACTTTTGAAGATAAAAATATTTTATATTTTCCTATTTATTTAGTTAAACATAATAATAAGGTAATTCAAATTGGAGTATATGAAATTAAAGCATCTGATTATTTATCTTATTTGGATGAAATGAATAATATTGATATAGAAAAAATGGATGAGCCGTTGATTTATTCTTTTGCAAATTCTGCTTTTATCAATCGTCTTCATTTAAAACCAGATATTCCTCTAAGAAGAGTAAAAACTGATGATGAAGATGAAACCAAATCTAATAAAAACAAATCAGATTCAGATTCAGATTCAGATTTGGAAATAGAATATAATGAACATTATGAAATTCCACCAGAACGTGCAGACACATTTATTATTACAAAAGGTGTTCCTTTACCACCATTATTAAAGGAAGAGACAAAAAAACAAGCAAAAGATTATAAAGAGAAGTATCATGAAGATCCAAAAGATGAATGGATTGTAAAATTTATGAAAAATAAAAATTATAATTTAGTTGATAATGAGGGAAGCGGAGATTGTTTTTTTGCAACTATTCGTGATGCATTTTCAAGTATTGCTCAGCAAACTTCAGTTGGTAAACTTCGTAAGAAACTGGCTACTGAGGCAAGTGAAAAAATATTTTTAAATTATAAAGAACATTATGATATGTATAAAGAAGGTCTTGTAAGAGACACAAATAAAATTAAAGAATTGGAATCAGAATACTTATTATTGAAGCAACGTTTTACAGAAGTATTGGACCGCAATGAGCAAAAAATGATTTCAACTGCTGCTAAAGAAGTGAAGAAAGAACATGATAGGCTTGTTGAAGAGAAGAAGGTTACTGCTGAAATATTGAAAGAATATAAATTTATGAAAGGAATTGAAACATTAGAGGCATTCAAGAGTAAATTAAGAAAGTCTGAATTTTGGGCAGATACTTGGGCTATTTCTACATTAGAGAGACTTTTGAATATTAAATTTATTATTATGTCAAGTGAGTTATACAAAAGTGGTGATTCAAAAAATGTTTTGCAATGTGGTCAATTGAATGATGAAGTTTTGCAACAACGTGCAAGATTTACACCAGAATTTTATATTATTATTGACCATTTAGGTAACCATTACAGATTGATTGGATATAAAAAAAAAATGATTTTTAAATTTACTGAAATACCTTATGATATAAAGAAGATGATTGTTGAAAGATGTATGGAAAAAAATGCTGGGCCATTTGCTATTATTCCTGATTTTCAAAAATTCAAAACAACAACACAACCACATACTGAAAATGTAATGGATGAAGATCTTTCTGAAAGCAAATTGCGTGGTTTATATAATGATGATATTGTATTTCAGTTTTATTCGAAATCAGTTGATAAAAAATTACCTGGTAAAGGAAGTGGAGAGAAAATTCCACAAGAAAGACTAAAAGACTTTGCTGAATTAGCGACAATTCCACAATGGCGTAAGAAGCTATCCAACTTTTGGGTGCAGCCGTTTTCACTAGACAATCATCAATGGGCTTCTGTAGAGCATTATTATCAAGCATCCAAATATAAGAAAACCTATCCTGATTTCTATTTAAGTTTCTCTCTAGATTCAGGAACTGATTTATCAAAAGATCCTTTAATGGCTAAAGCAGCTGGTGGTAAATCAGGAAAATTTAAAGGTGAACGTTTGAGACCTGTTGAAGTTGGTGAAGCTGATTCTGATTTCTTTGGAAAGAGAAAAAATAAAGAGATGTATGCAGCACAATTTGCTAAATTTACTCAAAATGAAGAGTTAAAGAAACTTTTATTGGCGACACATGATGCAAAGTTGACACACTTTTCAAGAGGTCAACCACCGGTTGTTTTTGATGAGCTTATGTTAATTCGTGATAAAATAAAGAGAGATTCCACCTTTTAAAAATGTGGATTATCATAATTTATAAATATTTATTCTAATTTATAAATATTTACTAGTTTGGTTAGTGGTTTAAAAATGAATTCACATTATATTGCAACAAGATTTTGGTTTTAAAATAGCTTTAAATTCTAATAAACTTACACAAGAATCAATTAATTTATCAAATTGTGTAAAAAATTCTATCTTTTTATTTTCTTCAATTTTTATTTTTCTCTCTTCAACTAAAGTATGAACAATAAATTTAAGGATTGTTGCACATGTTTCTGTACGTTTATCATTATCTATTATGATATCTTTCAAATTATATAATCTTTCATAAAGTATTTGAACAATAATAATAAATTCGGGAATATCATTACTATCAATTTTTTGATCCTTAATAACTTGAGTTACAGCATTTTCAATTTCACTTAATAATTTAGGTGTTTTATCAACAATTTTATTTATAATTTCTACTATTTCTTTGCTTAAATGAATACCAATTTTTTTGTAATATTTTTTATTATCTTTTTCCTCTTCAATATGTTTTTTAATAATACATAAGAATACTTCTTCTATTGTTTTATTGGTTAAATCAGGCAACTCTTCGTCTTCTACTTTCAAATGTTCTTCTAATTTTAAAGGTTCTTCTAATTCCAAAGGTTCTTCTAATTCCAAGACTTTAAAAGGTTCTTCTACTTCCGAGACTTCGTCTACTTTAAAAGGTTCTTCTACTTTAAAAGGTTCTTCTACTTCC